TCGGAGCGGCGGTCATGAGCGCCGCTCCGAGCCGAGCGGGTGGCGCTGATCTGCCGCCAATGCTGGCGCTCAGCGTCGCCGCGCTTAAGGACGCACTTGCCGCCAACCAGCCGGCGCAGAAGCCGGCCTCCCTTAAGACTCGGGTTGAGGTGGAGCAAGACTTCCAGCGGCGAGGCGCATCGATCCGTGCTTGGGCGATTGCCCAGGGCGTCGATCCGGTCATTGCCTCCCACGTCGTGAGCGGTCGCTTGAAAGGTTTGCGCGGGGAGTCTCACAACATCGCTGTACTCCTCGGCCTGAAGGCTGGCGTCGTCAACGGAAACGGGGCGCGCACATGAGCGCCGTCGCCCGCGTCACCGCCGCACAGCTCGCCGGCCTGCCCGGCATGCCCGCCGACAAGTCCGGCGTTATCCGCCGCGCCGCCTCCGCCGGCTGGACTTTCGAAGAAGAGCCGGGCCGCGGGGGCATGCGACGGCTGTACCACGTCGACCAGCTGCCGGCCGCCACGCGCGCCGCGCTGGCCTGGCACCAAGACAAGGTGATCGTCGCCGGCACTGTGCCTGACGCCGAAGCCAAGCGCGAGGCGCGCCAGGCGGCGCACGCCGGCCAGACCGAAGGCGCGCGCCTGGCGCTGCGCGGCGGGCTGGAGAAGGCCGCTGCCGATGCGCGCCAGCAGACCAGCCTGCGCCAGGCCAACGCCCTGGCCCCAGCGGCGCAGGCCCGCATGGACGCCCGCCTGGCGGTGGTGCGCGCCTTCGAGGCCTACGCCGCCAGCTGCGGCCTGCCTTTGCACCAGGCGCGAATCGCGTTTGCACTGGCCTACAACGACGGCAGCATCGAAGTGCCTTCGCTCGTGCGAATCGAGGTGCCGCGCACCAGCGACAGCAGCATCGAGCGCTGGCAAGCCGCGCTCAAGAAGGGCGGCATCACGGCGCTGGCCGGCGCCTACGGCAACCGCGCCGGCAGCGGCTGCATCGACACGCAGCCCGCCCTGCAGGAGTTCGTGAAGGCGATGCTGGTGACGCACCCGCACGCCCGCGCGAGCCACGTGATGCAGGCGCTGGCGGCCCGGTTCAATGGCCCTGACGCCATCGTCAAGGCGGCGCTGCCCAGCCAGCGCACGCTGGAGCGCTGGATGGCCGAGTGGCGGGAGGCGAACGCCGAGGTGCTGCAGGCCCTGTCCAACCCAGACGCCTGGAAGAACGAGCGCATGTTGGCGTTCGGCTCCAAGAGCGAGGGCATCACCGAGCTGAACCAGCTCTGGGAGCTGGACAGCTCGCCCGCCGACCTGCTGCTGGCAGACGGCCAGCGCTACAACCTCATCGGCGGCATCGACGTGGGCACGCGTTGGCCGCGCCTGGTCGTGAGCCGCACGAGCAAGGCCACGGCCGTGGCCGGCCTGGTGCGCCGCATGCTGCTCGACCTGGGCGTGCCGCAGCGGGTGAAGACCGACAACGGCAGCGACTACGCCTCGACGCACATCCGCCGCGTGTTCGCAGCGCTGAGCCGGCCGGGCGAGGACATGCAGGAGTTCTGCCCGCCCTTCCAGCCCTGGCACAAGCCGCACATCGAGCGCTTCTTCGGCACGTTCGCGCGCGACCTGGTGGAGCTGGCGCCGGGCTACATCGGCCACAGCGTGGCGGAGCGCTCAGCCATCGAAGCGCGCAAGAGCTTTGCTGACCGCCTGATGAAGCGCGGCGAGACGGTCGAGCTGCGCATGACCGCTGCCGAGCTGCAGAGCTTCTGCGACCGCTGGGTGGACGACGTGTACATGCACAACGCGCACAGCGGCCTGGGCGGCAAGACGCCCTTCGAGGTGGCAGCGCGCGGCTGTGCCGACCGCCGCCGCATCGACGACGAGCACACGCTGGACATCCTGCTGGCCGAGGCGCCCGACAACGGCGGCCGCCGCACGGTGGGCAAGAAGGGCATCCAGCTGGACGGCACCTACTTCATCGCGCCCGAGCTGGAGGCCTGGTCGCGCCGCGAGGTCTTCGTGCGCTACGACCCCATCCATCACGACCTCGGCACCGTGTATGTGTTCGGCCTGGACGCTGACGGCGCCATGCAGTTCATCTGCAAGGCCGAGGCACCCGAGCGCACCGGCATGGATCGCCGCGAAGTGGCGAGCAAGGCGAAGGCCATGCAGACCGCACGCGTGCAGGCCGAGCGGAAGGCCCTCAAGGCGGCCGCGAAGAAGGTGGGCACCGACACGGTGGTCGACGAGATCCTGCGCGAGCGCGCTGCCGCCGCCGGCAAGCTGACCACGTTGACCCCTCGGGCCAGCGCCTACGAAAGCGCGGGCGTCTCGGCGGCCGCTGCAGCGGCCCAGACCGCCACCGCTCCGACCCGCACCACCGCCGACCTGGAAGACCTGGCGGCCGTGCAGCAGGCCCGCATGCGCATCGCCGCCGAGGCGGTGCCGACCGGGGTGGCCAACGACCTGGCCGCACAGCGCGCCGCGCGCTCGGGCGGCATCACCGCGCCCATCTTCGAGAGCCTGGCTCAGCGCGTCGACTGGCTGCTGCGCCAAGCCCGCGTGCGCGAGCTGGGCACCGAGGAGGCCGACTGCCTGGCGACCTTCCGCCGCCAGCAGCCGGCGAGCTATCGCCGCATCGCCGAACTCGTCGCCGAGCAGCTCGGCGCCACCCTGCAAGAGAAAACCCCGGACCGCGTTGCAGGCGGTTCCGGGGTCGTTTAACGGGGCTTGAAGGCCCATTCGCACACACAAACGGAGCAGATCATGAGGAACAAACTCGCGCTGGTCAAGAACGTCGCCGCCCTGCAGGTGGCCTACGAGGCGCTGGAAGGCCGCGACCAGGGCATCCCTGGCATGGCCCTGGTATTCGGCACCACTGGCGCCGGCAAGACGACGGCGATCACCTGGATGGTGAACCGCACCCGCGGCGTCTACGTGCGCGCCGCTGCGGCCTGGACGCTGCACAGCATGCTCTGCCGCGTGATGGCGGAGCTGGGCGCCAACCCGATGAGCCGCAACGCCATGATGGTGGACTACATCGTCCAGCAGCTCATCGAGCACCAGCGCCCGCTCTTCGTCGACGAGGCCGACTACCTCATGAGCGACGCGCGGATGATCGAGACGCTGCGCGACATCCATGACCTGAGCGGCATGCCGGTGGTGCTGATCGGCATGCAGGGCATCGAGCGCCGCCTGGTGCACCGGCCGCAATTGGCGCGCCGCATCAGCCACTGGGTGGAGTTCCATGCCGCCGACCTCGATGACGCCGTCACGCTCGCCTCGACCGTTTGCGAGGTGCAACTCGATGACGAGCTGCTGCAGCGCCTGCTCCGCGAGGCCGCGGGTTCTATCGGCCTGATGACGGTGGGCCTGGCGCGCATCGAAGCGTTCGGCAAGAGCAACGGCATGAAGACCGTCTCGGCCGAGGCCTGGGGCGACCGCAAGCTGTTCCTGGCCGCGTCCAAGGGAGGCCGCTGATGCCGCGAGCACCGGGGCTGCACAAGCGCACCGTGAACACCTCGCCGGCCAAGGACAAGCTGTGGCAGTCGATGCGGATCATGCGCAGCGGCTTCAGCTCGGCCGAGCTGGCGACGGTCAGCGAGGTCAGCGCCAAGAACGCAGCGCTCTACGTGCGGGCGCTGCGCCTGGCTGGCTTCCTGCGCCGCACCAGCAAGCGCACACCGGGCAAGGCTGGCTCATCCGACACCTATGCACTGGTGCGCAACACGGGGCCGTTGTCGCCGATCCGGCACCGACACGGCGGCGTGTACGACCGCAACACGCAGACGCGCTGGGGCGACGACGGCAAGCCGGTCGCCGAGTCGGAGGAGACCGCCGAATGAGCTGGCTCGAAACCCTCCGCGACCACGCGACCCAGCACGGGCAGCGCACCACGGCCGGCCTTCTCGGCTACGACCACAGCGCCATCAACAAGGTCTTGAAAGGCACTTACATGGCTGACACGAAGCAGATCGAGGCGCGGGTGCGCGAGCGCATCAGCGACACCTGGCTGGGTGCGCTGCGCGCCGAGTGCGGCCGCACGAGCCAGACGGCGGCGGCCGCGCGCATCGGCGTCAGCGACACCACCGTCAGCCAGGTGCTGACAGGCAACTACAAGGCCAACACGATCCGCATCGAGCGGCGCGTGCGCGGCGAGCTGATGGGCGCCGAATGCGAGTGCCCGGTGATGGGCGACGTGAGCCTGCGCGTGTGCCAGGACGTGCAAGAGCGCCCGCAGGGCAAGGGCACGCCGGGAATCGGCAACCCGCAGCACGCACAGGCCTGGCACGCCTGCCGGGGCAGCGGCCGCTTTGCCGCCAAGGGCCCGTGTGGTCATTTCAATGGCGGGCGCAAGCCGGTCGCCGGGGAGCAGGCATGAAGCGCCATGTCATCCCCACGCGCCGCTCGCGCCGCGCGCGCCTGGCCGAGCTGCTCGCCGGCCTGAGCCGCCCGCTGCTGCTGTATCCCGTCGCCCTGGCGCTGTGCGGCCTGGCCGCCGTCTGCATCACGCTGAAGGGCGGTGCGCTGTGAGGGCCGGCTATGCACGGCAGCGCGCGCTGCTGATCCAGCGCCTGGCCGCGAGTCACATCGGTGCCTCGCGCGGCATCGGCGCGCGTGCGCTGGCTGGCGCCCTTGGCGTGCGCGAGCGGGTGTTGCGCCTGCTGATCAGCGACGCCCGCGAGGACGGCATCGCCATCGCCGGAACGCCCGACACGGGTTACTTCATCGCCGAGACGGCGGCCGAGCTGGAGGACTGTTGCGCCTTCCTCCGCAGTCGCGCCATGCACTCGCTCCACATCGAGGCGCAGCTGCGCCGCATGCCGCTGGCCGACTTGCTCGGGCAGCTTCACCTGCCAACTTGAAAGGCAACCAATGACGACTGAACCAAAGCGCGCCAATGCCCTCGGATCCACTGAGGCACTGATGGGCAAGCTCAGCGACTTTCTGGCCGCGGAGAACGCTGGTCGAGACGCAGCCATCAACGCCATGCTCAACCTGGCGTTCAACGCCGTGATGGCCATCCCCGCCATGTGGCCGCAGTACCTGCGCGGGCAGGAGGTGATGCGCGAGATGCTGCTGGAGCGCTCCGGGGGGCGCCTGAGCCGCGCCGCACAGCCAGGTCAAGCCACCGACGCGGTCGGCGAGCTGGCGCAGAGCCTGGCTTCACGAGTGCCCGCCGAAGCGGTCGATCAGGTCGCAGCGCTCACGATTGAACTCGACCAGTGGCTTCGCCGCAAGAAGCCCCCCGTGCAGGCCCAGCTCGACGCGCTGCTGTCCATGTACGTGTCCCTTGTGAGTGCGCACCCTGAGCAACGCCCGAGTGCACGGGCATTTGGCGACGTGCTGCACGAGATGTTCGCCGAGAGCCCTGGCGCGGCCGCGAACGTGGATGGCTCTTCGCTGACCCACTGAAGGTGTATCGACGATGTTCAACACCGACAAGATGATGGTCCACACGAACCTGCCGGCAGACCACCCCGTGTGCCAGCTCGCCGCAAAGCTCGACAAGCTCATTGCGAGCGAGAGAACCTCAGACGGCATCGCGGTCTGTGCGCTGCTCAGCCTCTTCACCACGTGCGTTCTGTCGCTGAAGCGCGATGACGCAGCCGCATGCCTGAACGGCATGCACGAGGCGGCCCAGCAGATCGCTGCCAAGCACTTTCCCGAGTGGCAGTTCGCCCCTGCCCAACAAGCCCACTGACCACCACAGGAGCCCACATGGCCACCAAGAAGCTGAAGGCGCCCGCAGGCGTGCGCATCCCTCAGAGCCGCGACGAGGCGGCGCAGATGATCCACGAGATCGGCATGGCGCAACGTGAGATCACGCGCCGCACGGCCGACATGAACGACGAGCTGGCCGAGATCACGGCCAAGCACCAGCCGGTGCTCGACGGCCTGGCCGCGAAGGTCAAGCTGCTGGCCGGCGGCGTGCAGGCATGGTGCGAGTCCAACCGCGATGAGATCACCAATGACCGGAAGGTGAAGTTCGCCAACCTGCTGACGGGCATGGTGACGTGGCGCGCGCGCCCGCCGAGCGTGAGCCTGACCAACGTGGAGGCGGTGCTGAAGACGCTGAAAGCGCTGAAGCTGGAGCGCTTCATCCGCACGAAGGAGGAGGTGGACAAGGACGCCATCCTGGCCGCGCACAACGCCGCCAAGAGCGCGCCCACCGATGACCCCAACCGCGCCAAGCTGATCGCCGAGGCGGCGCCGCTGGACCTGGTGAGCGGCATCAGCATCAAGACGGGCATCGAGGACTTCTCCATCGAGCCGTTCGAGCAAGAGGTGGCAGCATGACGGCCGCCGTTGCATCGCTGGCGGCGGCGCGCAGCGTGCGCCACTCGCACAGCCCCGCCAAGGTGCCACTGTCCGCGCCCATCCGGGCCACGATGGCCGAGCTGAAGGACGCCGTGCGCTGGCGTGAAGACGCGCCCACCGAGGTGGACCCGCGGCGCTTCGACGAGATCGTCGGCGTGACGGCGCTGCACCTGGGCTTCTGCGCTCTGGGCGGCAGCGTCGAGCTGGACCTGGGCAACGGGCACGTGCTGGTCTGCACGGTGCGTCCGCAGGAGGCCGCATGCGCTGGCTGATCGACCGCATCCGCGCAGCCTGGCAGGCGCTGCAGGCCGTGCCCTACCGGCCCGCGCGCGTGGGCGTGCTCAACACCGGCGAGATGGTGGTGATCGACGGCCTGGGCCAGTCGCAGATCTACAGCGCCGAGACCACCGGCCTGATGCGCCAGGCGCTGATCGACACCGAGCCGCAGATCAGCGAACTGCTGATCGGCATACCCGGCCTGATGGGTCGAGGCGTTCAACCTTGCGGCGCTGGCTGCACTGACTGAGGAGATCGAGATGAGCATGACGAACCTGCCTCAATCGGTGCGCGACGCGGCCAGGTGCGTGGAGGAGTACTTCCGCAACACCGGCCGCCTGGTCTGGACCCTGGGCGGCATCCAGTCGGTCCAACAAGGCGCGGCGGCGGCCACCACCGAGACCGTGGCCTGGATCACCGACAGCCAGACCCTGCCAAGCGACGAGCGCACGGTGCTCATCAACGTCGTGACCGCGGACGTCGACCTGGTGCGCGATGGCTTCTGGAGCGAAGGCAAGTGGCACGACGGCGACGGCTGGGAAATCCGCCAGGCGCGCGTGGTGGCCTGGGGCGAGAAGCCGAAGGGTCTGAAGCTGGCCGCCGCAGGAGCGGCCTCGTGATGCCCGCCGCTCGCCCCGCGCAGGCGCGCAATGCCAGCCTCGCGCAGATCCACATCGCGAAGAAGCAGCTCACGGCCGCGGGCGTGCTGGATGACGACAGCTACCGCGACATGCTGTTCGCCCAGGCC